CAAATCAAATAGCAAAACAATGACATTAGTACTTGCGGAAACCCGCAGAAATGCTCGAATGCGGGTGTAGCTCAATGGCAGAGCAGAAGCTTCCCAAGCTTCTCGCATTCGCAGAAATCTGCGCTCCCATTAGCAAAACACGCCGCGAAACGGGCCTTTCATTTCAACGGCTTGGGATTCACCGGCAAAACATATTGGCCCCCGCTCGCCTGCCAGCGAACGAGGGCCGGACCAAAGGCATTGGAGGTGCCCGTGGCTGACCGTATTCTAGTATGTGGCGGACGCACATACAACGACGCCAATCTCGTCAACGTGACGCTCAACCTTCTGGCGCCGACGGTGCTGATCAACGGGGGTGCGCCTGGAGCCGATAGGCTGGCCCGTATGTGGGCTGGCTATCGCTGCATTCCGACGTTCACATTCCCCGCCGATTGGGAACGCAAGGGTCCGAGCGCCGGGCCGCAGCGCAATCAAGCGATGATCGACATCGGCAAGCCTGACCTAGTGGTTGCATTCCCCGGGGGTCGCGGGACTGCCGACATGATCCGCCGCGCTAGAAAGGCCGGCATAGAGGTTCGCGAGATTGCGTCATGCGGTACTCGCCCGAAGGGCGGAGACGCGAATGCGGCTCCGGCTCTGCCGAGTGACGCGGTGAGCGAAGCTCAGACGCCCAACCTCAGTCGCCCTATTCCAGACACCCTGAATGATGGGGAGGGGCTGTCATGAGCGCCAAGCCCGATCCAGACTGCCCGATTTGCAGCAATTCGACGTACGGCATTCCCGGATGCTTGGTGCTCGACGCCTTGCAAGTGTCGGCCGCACGTCGGCGCTGGCAATGGGCCATACTCGACGCCGGGGTCAACGATTGTCCCTGTGTCCAGATGCAGCGGTTAACTCTCCCCAACCCCTCGAATGAGGGAGGCGCGCGTGGGTGAGCGTGGACCCTTCGATCGCTACTGGCGCATCCGCACGAACCTCCCAGAGCGGTTCGGCCAACCGTGTCGCGTGCTTGCTCGCGGCAAGATGAATAGCTGCCGGATCGAGTTCGAGGACGGCGTGCAGCACATCGTCAGCCGGAACAGCATCCGGAAGCTTGCCCTCGCCACACCCCCTTCCCCTTCACCTGACATGGGTAAGGATATGATCGATGGAAAATGAAGTTCTCGGCAAATTTGGCCACCATCCCGACCCCGTGATTGACGCGGAAGTCGAGATCGATCGCATCAGCGGCAACCTGACTGTCGCCCACGCAGGCCTCTTGCGCGCCCTAGACATGAATGTCGTGAACCCGGAAGGCTTGGCGATCAAAGAGCAAGTCCGAAGTGCGCTTCGGGTTAGCGAATACAGCGGGCCGATGGGTGAACGGGCGCGCCCATGACCTCCATACCCGCCATAGCGTCCAAGCTGACGACAGATGAGGCAGAAGCAGTCAGCACTGCCACGTGGATGGTGTCTAAGCGATGGCGAGTTCGCTGGAAGTATGCGGGGCCTGTCATGCGCGGGCTCGTGGCTCACGGACTGCTGGACGCTGGAGAGCATTACCCAACCAACCCGTCCGACCACAGTTCGTATCTCAACGAACTCGGCCTCTCCGTCCGCACCCACCTACAGAAGGAAGCGAGCAAGTGAGCGAGGACGAACTCATCGAGGCCGTATGTCAGGCCCGCTGCTTCTCTCCCGGCGTGCAATGGGATGACGGCGTTACCGAGGGCGTCGCGCGGATCGAACGCATGATCGCAGAGCGCCAGATCGCCATCGTCCGCGCTTCTCTCTCCCCTTCTCTCGAAAGCCCCCAGCCATGAACACGATCGTTGACGCTATTCGGTCCGTATTCGCTGACGTTGAAGTCAGGCGCGGTGCGAAAGCTCCCGAGACGGTGCGGACGAAATGGGATCGCGCGCTGTTGCTAGCGGAGGCGAAGGCCAAGCCGCATCAATTCCGCAAATGCTCCGCGTGCGGGTCAGGACCATGGCACCGATCGTGGATGAGCTGGGATGGAGTTTCGCCGCCACATGGCGAGGGGAAATAATGGATCGGGCCGTGCTGCTCGGGCGCAGATTGAGGAGAGACGCCATGAACACGGATGATCGAGCGCTTGCGGACCTGATTGTGAGGTTGCGCACCGCCGCCAAGCAGCGTTCGGATATCGAGCGCGAAATAGCCGAGGCGAAATCCCTGCGCAACAGCGATGGGAAACACACCGATCTCTACTCGTGGTCGACGCCCGAACAGACAATCGAGGGCCAGGCCGCAGACAGACTAGAAGCCTTCCACGCCAAACCGGTGGTGGGGGAGTTAGGCGACTACGTTGCGGTGCGCCGCGACGTGATCAGCTTCCTGCGCGGCGAAGGCGAACTGGACGGCCAATATTATGGCGACGGCACACCGCCTGGCGAATACCGCTTCTGGTGGCGCAAATACCTCGCCGCCCTGCAATCCCCGCCTCCCGTAGTGTCGGGGGAAGCGAAGCTGATCGAAGCAGCGGACTATCTGATTTCCCTCTACGAACGGCTCTGGAAAGGCGGCGTGGTCCGCGACTTGGCCGAAGCAAAAGTGGCCTACGCTAACGCGAAAACAAACATTGAAGGAGTCGACCAATGACCGACCAAGCACTGACCAACCTCGTCATAGCTGCACGCGAGGCGTTCGACACCGGCTGCCTGCCCGGCGATGAAGAGCGTGCACTGGATCGTGCCCTAGAACCATACTCCGCCACCGTGCCGTATGCCGATGAGCCCACCCCTCCCGTAGTAGAGGAAGGGCGGCGGGAAGCGGCAAGCTATGACGCCGCATATGCCCGGGGCGGCTTGGACGCGCTGAATGAAGTGATGGGCGCCATGGGTTGCCAGGACACCGACGAAAGTCCCGCCTATCAAGCGGTCGAGAAGCGCCGTGAATATCTGCGCACGATGCAGGCTGACGCTAAGTCCGCCATCCTCGCGCTGACCCCCGTTGAAGGGGTGGGGGAGCTTCCTGCGATAGAGCCCGAGGGCGAGCGAATCGTAGCGGAGACGTATTGCCACAATAGCGGAATGTATCTGCGCACCGATGTTATCGGGGCTGTGCAAACCGCCATCGCCGAAGAAAGGGCGCGCCATGCGCCCCACCTCGTACACCCGGAGTTACGCCGATGACCGACCTTCTTGTGGACCTTCTTGTGCTAGCCGATAAGTGCGACGCGAATGCGCTTCTCTGGGCGACCCGTGCTGCCGATGCCAGTGGGAGGCACATTCCGCCGCGCGCCACCGAAGATTTAGCGACGATGCTAGCTTGGCATAATTGGGCAAAGGCGTTGCGGGAACTCTCCGCCCCCGTAGCCGCGCAGGGGGATGAGGTACGGGACTTGTGGTCGCTAGAGCAGCGCCTGACGGACGGGGAGTTCTTCTCCGATTACGATGAGGATTTGCGCTTGCTAGGCGTGTTCCGCCGTCACGTCGCCACCCTCAAGGACTCCTCCCATGAAGGAGGATGAGATGGAACGAGCGCGGGCGTTGCTGGGAGATACGCCACATTCAGACGACTGCCGATATATTATGGCGGTTCGGGATGGCGACGAAGATGCACGCTACGTCGATTGCACATGCGATCGGCCCATCCGCGCTATGCTCGCCTTTGCACAGCAGCCAGAGGGGTGGAGACCGATCCAGACGGCGCCCGCCGACGAACCTTTCATTGCCGGTCTGTGGGTCACGAATAACCAGACCGGAGCCCGCTGGTGGGAGTGGTACGTCGTCGCAATCGATGATGAGACAGGAGAAGCGCGAGGTTATCCCGACGGCGAACCTCTGCCGTGGTCACTGGCCGACTTCGAAGCATGGCACCCCGTCCCAGCCCCTCCCGCCGCCATGCTCGACGTAGCGCCGATACCAGGGGAAGAGTGATGGCGATTACGCAGGCCGATCGAAATGCAGAGGCGGATGCATACCTTTTGCGGCGCATGGTCGAGGATGATGATGCCGAGGACATCGCGCGGCGTATCCGGCTCGGATGGTGCGACCATTGGACATCGCTTCAGGAGCGGGCTGCCGCCCGTCAAGCCAAGGACCCCACCAATGTCTGATCTATCTATAGTGGAGGTGACGCTAAAGAGTTGCCCGTTTTGTGGAGGGCCGGCGACCGTCATCGTGACCGACTGCCGCCCATGCAATGTCGAGGGCTGGACCGATGCCTATAGCGTCTGGTGCAATGCGTCAGTGCTTTGTGGTGGCCGAAAGTCGAAGCTCTATAATGACCGCGACAACGCCATCGCCGCATGGAATACCCGCGCCTCTACCGCATCCGAAGCCGAGAGGGTCAGAGAGGCAGCAGCCGCGCTGGTCGCCAAGTTGGACGAATGCGACCCGCACCTGACCAGCATGTTCAGTTTCGCGCTGGCGCACGACCATCTGTACAGCGGCCCGACTTATGGTGAAGAGCTTGAGGCTCTGCGGGCGGCACTGAAGGGCGCCCAATGATCGGCCCCACCCTCGTTGAACTCGGTCTATGGATACTAGCTTTCACCCTTATAGATGCTGCTATCCACCTATCACGCAAAAGGAAATGAAATGAGTCACGAACATTTCTTCTATTACGCGTCGCTTTGCACGATCGCTGGAGCGCTGGCTCTATTGGGATGGGTGGAGCTATTTTTCGCTGCCGGCAGTTTTTACCACGTAGGAATTATGAATCGGGCTCCATCGATCGGAGCGCGGTTGGCGGGTGTGGTAGCAGGCATCAGTTGTTTCTGGGCGTCGGCGTGGGTATTTATGTATGTCGCTCCATAAATCTGCGGCGCGGAATGCGGACGCTAAACCATGACCGGCTGCTGCTATACATTGGGTGAGGAGGATATATGATGGACGAAATTGCTGAATTGAAACGCCAGTTGACTGAGGCGAAAGCAGAGCGCGACCTATTGCAGGATATCCTTGACGCACGACCAGCCATCAATGCCGGTCTACCCGAAAGCTATATCCGATGGTCGCAGGCGATATATAGTGGGGAAGCGTACAGGGCTGTCAACGGGCACTACGGGCAACCCTAGCGCCGCCTATCCCAATTCATGAGTAGGCGAAAAAGGTAAGATTCGGTTACCTTAAAGGCGCTTTATCTCGGGACCGAGAGCGTTGGTCGCGGGGCCAGTATGTCTCTCATGCGAGAAGCGAGCGTGCCCGACAGCCGCGACCACCATTCGCGTACCACGCATACCCCTCCCCGTCAAGTTGCGTTCGGTAGAGGAAAGGAGTAAGGTGCATCATGGCGCAGGAAATCGAAGTCAGCCCGATTGGGACCAGTGATTGGTATCCAAGCGACCTCGCAGCGATCGACCCCGCTCGCGTATGGGAAATGCCGAGCCGCATCATGTCTATGACCACAGTCGGCAGCCGCCTGTTCGTGACGCTGGACGATGGCCGAACCGTGGATATGACGGACGCATTCTCAGAGAATCCGCCCGCTCGCGCCTAGCTCTATCGGGAGGAAAGGAGTAAGGTTCGGGGATGATGCACGATGCTGTGATGCGGGCGCTCTGCGCTTTCAAGGCGGAGCGCGAGGGCAACAGTCCTACGTCGTTAAAGCTACACCCGGAGGACTGGGATAGACTCCGCTACGAAATGGGGCGCAACGCCAATTTCATTTCGGTTGACCCGCATGCTCACTACCAGAAAGTGTTCGGCATGGTCGTTCTACTCGACCATAAGTGGTCAAAGGGAATGCCGCTTGCGCTGGACACCAGCGGCGCCGCAGAGGCTATCGAGCGCGGCGCCTTCCAAGCCTAGCCCTATTGCGCTGTTGGAAAATCGCGAGCACCCATAGCCAGCCGTGGGCATTCTGCTTGAGTCGTTACTTGCCTCGTGTCCACGGCGCCTTAGGGGACAGGGCAAGTCGGGTGCGGCATCTTGTTCGCCTGTGCCCAGCGACAAAGGCGCGCCACAGCGGCCCAGCCACGATCTCCCCAGCCTTCAACGTCACTGCTGTACTGAGCAGCCACCGTATCATCTGTAATCGCCTCCACGGGCATCACAGGCTTTTTCTCGACGGCGAGGTCAGCAACCGGCGGGTTTAGCTTTGCCAGGGTTGGCGCGCACCCAGCGGGCACAATTGAGAGCATGAGTAGCAGGGCCAGTCTCGCCCTTGGGAGCGGATTTGATCGCATCGGTTCGTTCCTGTTGGCTGTTCGATATTGCTGCCGTGTCGTTGCCGCGTTCGATCGAGGCTTGATCCTTCGCCGCGTCGTTGCGCGCGGTGGCCTTGACGACGCTGGCGGTCGTGCTGGCACGGTGGCACGACACAATGGCAAAGATGAGCGCTAGAAGGGCGCACGCCGCCAATATGGCGATGATGCGCGTGGCGGTCTTGTCGAGTCCGAACATCAGGTCGTCTCCGTCGTTGTCGTGGCCGGCGTCGCCACCGCTGTCGTCGTGGTGGTCGTCACCGTGGGCGTGCTGTCATCACCGCCCGTCGCGTCCAATGAGAAGCCGAGCCCCGACGCCTTCACCGATCGCCTGTTGATCGCGAGCCCCAGCGACATGAGGATGATCCCGATGATAGCGAGCAAGCCATAGGCGATGTTCGCCAGCGGGTCAGGAACGTGCCAGGTCTGGAATATGCGGATGATCCACGCCAACAGCGCAGTAAGCACCATTGCGCCGCCGATCGACGCCGCTAGTGCCACGAAAGCGCGGAGATCGCGGGGAGGCCAGCCTGGGAGCTTCATGGCGCTTCCTTCCGACAGCGACCTGTATCGAGCGCGTCTTGCAGACAACATTGCGTGATCATCTGGACGAGATAAGCCTCAGCCTCCTTGCCGGGCTCTCGCTCTCCGATGTTATCCCACAGCTCTTGCGCGATGTGGACAGCTTCATGCGCGATTATGCCCGCGACCTGTTCTATGGGGCGGTCGCCGGGCGGGTGCATCGTAATGATGCAGGTTGTCTTTCCTTCGTGGACAAGGAAGTGCGTGGCGGCGTTCGAATGATCATTGGCGAGGAAGCTGGGAGGGTTGCTCACCTTCAGCCGCTTCATCTCCTTGCGAAACGCCTTGGGCGACGTGGTGAAGCCAACATAGATCGGCCACTGACCCATGCCATAGTAAGAGATGTGAGGTTCTGTCATCGTGCCCAATCCCCCGTTTTCGCATGCAGCCACGACAGGAATTGCCCGACCGTCTTGCCCTTCAGGATCGACGGGTTTGCTTTCGTGGCCGCCTCCCCGGCAATCAGGTCCGCGCGAGCCGTCACGTCAGCCTTGATCACCTGTGCAGCCATGCCAGCCCCGAAGAAGTGGGCAGCGTACAAACTTGCCTTGTTAATCGGGATGCCCTTAGCCTTCAGGATCGCCACGTTCTTCGCGGTGAAGGTCCTGGCGCGCTGCGTCTGTTCCTCCGGGCTCGGCTTCAGGCCGCCGAACGCGAGCGCTGGATTGCTGCCCCACTTCCCGCCCTCGCCGATCCAGGTCGACTTGAGGAACTGGTAGAGCCCCGAGCCGCTGGACGTGGGCGCCTTGACGTAAGGCCGATTGGCGCTCTCGATTTTCGCGAGCAGCGGCCAGTAATCGGCTGGAATCAGATCTGCGTCAGTCGTCATCCCAATTTCCCTCTGAGCATTACCCAAACCGTGACGCCGGCCCCGACGAGCCAACCGACTAGCGGCGAGTTGATTATCCAGCCGCCGAAGCCCATCGCCCCAGCTCGCCGGTTCATATCGGTTTCCAGAATGCCAACCCGGCGATCGATGTCTGCGACCTTGCCCGGCAATTCCTGGGCGCTGATGACTTTTTCACTCAGCCCGTCGAGCTTCATCGACATGTTGTTGAGCGTGTGCACGACCTCGCGCATCTGTCCCTTCAGTTCGCCCAACATCATCCCCGTTGTGTCGAGTGGTTCGGTCATATGGCTACGGTTACCAATGCTTGGCGCACGGCTTTCTCCTGAGTCATTGCGTCGATGAATCGGCTAGTTTTGAGTCATAAATTCAATCAATGGATCGAGTTAGCCATGATATACGCGGGGCATGAGCAGAGCCGCGAAAATAGGACTTGCGATCTTTATCGCGAACGAAATCCGGGGAGTCGCCGTAGTTTCGGCAGTCGTGTGGGCCTGGATTACACACCGATGAAGCGCGACGAACTGCGGTTCTACATTTTGCTGTTCGGCTCGATTTTGCTGTTTTTCCTGGCATTAAAGTTGCTCGTCTGGCCTAACGAATAGGCCATCAAAGCAAACTCTATTGCCTATATTGGGCGGCCTGTTGGCGATGGAGCCATTGCGCATACGCTGTCGCGTCGTCAGGGTTTTTGAAGATGCCTAGCATCCGGCCCGTTCTTTTGTAGTTGTCGATGGCTTCGCGATCGGACATGATGCGTCCATCATCCGATACCGTGGGCACAAGAACTTCGCCTTGGGGCGTTCCGAACGACATCGACCTGACAGTAGAGATCGTGTCATCCTTATTATGCACGACAGGCCGACGATTGAGGTCGATATTGCCCGCCGCCAGCGGAGTTACAGGCGCCGGGTCGTTCGTAGCGGATGGGCCGGCGCCGCCGCCTTGGGATTGGTCTTGAGCGCTATTCCCATCAACTACGTCGGGTTCCTGCGGGTTCTTATCGGCGGCTGCTCTGAGAGGGACACCGCCGGTGAATGCGTCCGATAGAGCTTTCTGGAGGCCGAAAATGTCGGGAGCGATGGCCGGCTCGGCGCGTGCAATCTGGCCCAACCTCTGGATGTATGAGGCCTGCGGCTCGCGTGCAGTTGGAGCTTGAGCGAGCCATCGTGCAAATCGAGGCGACGCTAGTAGCCGCCCCAGCGAGTATTGACCCGCCAGGCTTGCCCCTACCGTGGGGGGCGCCGTTATGAAGTTGAAGACGGCCCAATTGGCGCTGCCGGTGTTAGACCGGTTCGCGTAGCCCTGGGCAAGCCTGGAACCTTCTGCAACGCGCGCGAGGTCGTTTAGAGAGGTTCGGGTTTCCCGTCCGAACAGTCGCCCTTTCCCACCCTCTCCCAGAGAGTCGCCAACCTCTTTCCAGTTGGAAAGAAATGTGCTGAGCGAGAAAGCGTCCCCTTCAGCGTTTTGGCCTCCTCTGTTCGCGCGCCCCAATTCATTTACGAGCGTTGCGGTCACGTTACCGCGCTCTTCTGGGTTCAGTGCGGTGAGGAAGCGAAACAGTCTAGGACTGTTGCCCTTCATGGCCGACTGGAGGCGCTTGACGACCTCGACCCCGCTATTGTTTCCCTGCTTGCCGATTATCGGCTCAAGTCCGTTGTCGATCATGTTGATGCGTGAGCGCCAGTAGCGATTGGCAACGCGATAGGCATTCAATGCATCCGGACGATCGGCAAGGGCGGCTTCAACGTCGTTCTGGGCCGCGTCCACTACCTGTCCAACGCGGCGTTCTATATCAGATCCGCGAAGCCCATTTTCGGCGAAGTCGTCGCGAAGCACGGTGCGCATGTTTCGAATGCCGCGAACGCTGAAATCGCCGTTGGCGAGCTGATCGCGCAGCGCAGTCAAGCGCTCTAGGCCAGCCGTTCCCCCGGGCGTTTCGGAAAGCTCGGCAATGTTCCTGTTGAGGATCTGAAGTGCGTTAGTCGGTGTGACGCGAGCATCACCAGCAAGCCGTTCAGCGTCTCGATACAACTGGTTCCCACGAGCGGACGTGCGATCAATGAAATTGGCAGCGCCATTCGAGGCGTTTTGTCCTGCCGCCTCCAAGTTGAGCGCTTGCCCGAGATTATCCCGAAGCCGATTGATGACCGCTTGGCTCTGGTCAACCGTACGCGTCGCAGCGTTGATGATGGGAGGGCCAGCAATAGGGCTCTGAGCCATTCCTCCCGTCAGACGCCGAGTGATCGGGCCGCCGACATCAGCCGGCAGTACGTCAATGCCAAGCCTGTTAGCGGCCGCCATTGTCTGTTGGCCCGGAGTGAGTTCAGCCGGGGCATTACGCGCGGCAGCCGAAACGGACGGCGAACCGAGCCGCCCGAGTTCGCCCATGCCTTTGCCGGCTACGGCGCCCAATGTGGCGCCTGCCAGCCCGTTTTTGATGGCGTCCTGCGGAGTGTCGGAACTCAGCGCGCCATATGCCCCGCCATATCCGGCACCTTCCAGAGCAGCGCGATTGCCCATCGCCTGCCTGCCAGCCACCTGGGCAATCGTGCGCGCCTCTTCCATTGTCGCACCGCCGCGTAAGGCCTCTCGGCCCGCCGCCACTGCGGCGCGATCTGCCGCACCCATCGCCCCGCTCGGAAGCAATGCGCCACCCGCCAATTGTCCGCCAACGTAGATATACGGATGCTCGCCAACGTCAGCCGCGCGCTGTCCCTCGTATTGGTCGAGGTAGGCGTTATAATTGTTGCCGAAGCTGCCGTAGTTGGTCGGGTCCCCGCTGCCACCCAGCCCGAGCGCCTTGCTGCCTGCATCGAGCGCCCCGTAGAGCTTAGGCGCCGCGCCGACACTGGCGCCTTCTGCAGTGCCCTCAGCCGCCGCCCCCGTGGCAGATGGAGTGTATTGCGGCTTGGCATAGGCGAATTGCTCGTTGACCTTGCCTGTCTTGCGGCGGGCGGCGATAACGTTGTCGAAGTTATCGCCTTGCGTGCCAGGCCAGCCCTGCGAATGCAGATAAGAGCGGGCGAGATTAGATGCCTGATCGATCGGCGCCGTCGATAGGATGTGTACTACCTGCGCTTCCTGATCTGGCGTTAGGCTAAGATTCGGTCGACCGGCGCGATGATCCTCATCGCCGAATTTCATTTCCTGAGGCGCGCCAATCACGTCAGCCGAGCCTTTGACTCCGTTCAAAGTCGGGGTTGCTGGAGACGCCGGCTGTTGCGGCGCGCTATCTGTGGTTGGCGAAAAATCGATCACCTTAGAGTAGGCGTCGGGCGCAGGCGTATAGCGCGGAGGAGCGCTCTTAGCCTCATCGCTCGCGTTGAAATCAATCACCGACTGCCAGGGGTCACGAGCCTGACCCATTATTTCGCCCTCCCCACACGGCCATCAGGGGTCTTGACCCATTTACCGCTGTTCTTGATCGCGTCCTGCGCAGTGCGGATCGGGATAGGATTTTGCTGGCTTGAGCCCGGAGTGTTCGAGGCCGGTGCGCTGGTCGCAGGTCGCGGTTCCCCAACAGAGGAACTACCAACCAGCGGCTTATATCCTTGGTCTGGACCATATTGCAGTTCGTAATCGTCGTTGATCGCCGCGACTTCCGAGCGGAGCCTCACAAGCTTCTTCTTCACCGTTTCGGCGGTATCGGTGGTGAGAGGAATGAACGGCTGAAGGCGCGGAGTTTCGGAAACCGTAACAGCGGCGCCTGATCGGTCGTGAATGATGAGACTGCCGATATTGGCAATGGCAGCGCGAACATCGTTCCCCTTTGGGTCATTGAGCTGCGTGAACCAGTTGCCAAGCGCGCCGGTGCCGGGCCCTACACCGCCGGGATATTTATCCAACTCCGCAAGGGCCTTATCGACATTCCTGATGGAATTTCTGTTTTCGATCACCTTAGAGACGATTTGCTGAGGAACCGGCTTTAGCTGGCCCTGCGATTTATCCTGTCCGCTGATCGCCTCAGGCTTGCCATCGGCATTCACCCAATAGCGCACATTCTGGTCGAGCTGGAATCTCTGGTAATCCTCAGGCGTCGCCATATGGCCCGTTGGCTTGGGAGGGGCGCCCGGCGTGCTATATGCAACACCCCCAGCCTGAGGAGCAGCCGATTGCCGATTGCCGCCACCCGTGCGTGCAAGCATCTCATCTGCATATTGGCGCGTCTTTGGTCCCCATTTCGAGCGATCAGGGCCGCCGTAATAGTACATGAACGCCGTGCGCGGATCGCCGCCAGAAGCATTGAGCGCTTCCTTGATCGCAGCACCGCCGATCGCGTCCTGATATCGCACGCTTGCGGGATCGTCGCGCGTCATCATGTCAGGACGCCACGCAAGGCCGAGCTGCTTTGCGATCGCCGCGCCCGTGTTCGGCATGACCTGATAGGCGCCGAGCGCGCCAGTGTCTTTGTTGACAGCGCCATAGTTTCCGCTGGATTCCTGCGCCTTGAACAGCGGGCGCGCGGTTTCGACGGTAAGCGGCGAACCGGGCGTTGCCGGAAGGCCGCTTGGAGCGGCCCCAGGCGTGGCTGCAGGCGCTCCACCCGGCGGCGTTGGGTAAATCACGTCAGAGCCGCCATCGCCACGGCGGACGACAAGCGGCTTCGGCGCGACCGGATTGCGGTAGAGCACGTTGGTTGGATTATTCTTGTCCACAACATCGCTGCCTGGGGTCACGATCATACCCTCAACGGCCTTCTGGCCGATGATGTCGATCAGATCTGGATTGGCAACGATGGCCGCGCGGTACTGCGCCTTTTCCTGGGGTGACATGCCAAGCGTGTCGAGAATGCCGGATTGGTCCAAGTGGTCATAAGCAGACCCAACATCGCCTCCGCTATTCCGGACCTTGCGCAGCATGTCGGTAGCGCCCGTGATAGCCCCCAAGGCGCGCTTACGGCTTTCCTCTTGCTGGGAAGCCATCGCCGCCCGCTGCTGCGTAAGCTGATGCTGAAGGCCGATCGCTGCGGGCGCATCAACCGCCATGAAGTTCTTGACAGCCGTGTCCGGGTCCTGGCCGTAGCCAGCCAGGGCGTTCTGCGTCGCGCGCTGCAATTTATCGGCGTGCGCGCGATCATATCCGGCTGCTGCCGCTCCTGCCCACGGGCCGAGCGCGCCATAGTCTGTTGCCATTTAAGCCGCCCCTAGATGAAGAACCCAGCGATCGAACCGGCGCCGCTGGTGATACCTTGCCACTTGCCCTCTTCCGCCTTGGCAGCGTTCGGTGCTGCGGCCGATCCGGCGCCGACAATCGAATTGCCGGCGTTGAGTCCTTGGCTGGACAAGCCTGCAAGCTGCGCCAGATAGTTGTTGAAATACTGCTGCCCTAGGCCCTGCCCGTAGCTCGTCAGCGCCTTCGCGGTCGCTCCGCTCCCCAACAGCCCGCGCGCAGCCGCATTGCCTGTGATCGCCTTGGAGCCCTGATCCAGCGTGAAGTTGTATCCGGACGAGCCGAGGTAGTTGTTCAGTCCGGTATTGAACCCAGACGCATCGCCACCAACCCCAAGAGCCCCAGCCAACATGCTGTTCGCGTTCGCGCCGGTCCCGAGATAGTTGGTTAGCGGCGAGGACTTCGCGTAGTCGAACGCCTGGTTCGCCACCTTCTTGGTAGAATTGCCGCCGAAGATCGACCCAATGCCGCCAATGATCCCGCTGACGAGACTGCCCATTAATTCACCTTTCGAAGTCGGCGCGGGCGAGCATGAACAGCTCGTGCGGCCCTCTGATCGTTTCAATTATGCCCAGCGAACGGCACCCAAGCTTGCGGGTGAACCAGCGTGACGCCTTACGCTCCGTGGGGATCATGCCCCTGATGACGCGAGCGCCGTAGAGATCGAACATTGCCGCCAGCATGTCCGCGCCTAGATCGAGGGCCTCCCTGCCCCGCGCTATGAACAGCCAGTGTGCGTCAAAGACCTTTGCGCCATTGTTGCCGAAGAGGCCCACGCTTGAGCCATCCGTTAGAGCGACGTTGCTTTGGTTTGCGATCCAGCCGGGGGCGTCGAAGCCGTAGTCCAGTGAGGCTATTTCTGGCCGCTTCAGCAGGGTTTCTATCGTTGATGAATTGCTTAACCGCCGTAAGATCAAACGACATTATCCGACCAATAATACGTCGTGACGTACGCTTTTGGACCCGTTGTCCGGCTATAAACAATTCCAACCCCGACGAAATTGGCGCGATTTGTCAGCCACGCCGTGGCGGCTTCGGAGAACAACGTAATCCAGGATTTTCCGTCCCCTGAAATCTGATAGTTCAAATTGGTTCCGTCGAAAACCACACCGATCCAAAGGGGCTGTGATAGCTTAGTAAATTGAATTGAAGAGTAGGAAGTGGCGCTGAATCCTGATGGAAGATTTCGCCTCTGCACAACTAGCGAAGGACCAGCCCCAGCAGAATCAGTTGTCATTCCCCAGCTAATCGCACGGTTAGATATAGTATCTGCTATTACTATTCCGTAATTGGAATAGTTATCTGTACTCATCGTGCCTAGAATCTTAGTCCTGAGCGTCCACGCAGTTGCAGGTGACGTCGCAGTTTTACCTCTCGCACGAATTACGTCACCCGATACTGGCGTGCCGCCGTCAATAATCAAACCAACGTTCGTATCGTTAGTTACGGCCCCGGGTGAGCCTATCGCCGTGGAGAGATATGACGCTAGCGGAGGCGCGAAATCCCATGGCGTTCCGCCGCCGCCCGAACCGTTGCTGGCCGCAGTTACGCGACCCTTACTGTCAACGGTGATATTCGCCGACGTGTAACTGCCGGCCACGACCGCAGTATTGGCTAGTGTGGCAACTACACTTCCTGGACCTGTCGCGGTAACATCGCCTGTGAGGGCTGTAATCCCAGCCGATGCTCCATTGGTCGCAGCCGTAACCCGACCCTTGGCATCGATCGTAACGTTGGCGCTGGTATAGCTTCCGGGAACGACAGTGGTGTTACTAAGGCCGAGCGTAAGATCAGCGGACAGATTGCCGCCACCAGTCAGATCGGAGGTGGTGTTTATGTCTCTGGCAGCAGCCCAATCATCGATAAGCGCCTGAGCCTGCGTCGCCGTGATCCCGGCAGTTATATCTATTTGCCGCTGCTGCGCCCATTTGATGAAATAGAGCGTCGGGAAGCCGTTGCCGTCAACGATCTGGAAGTTCTGGGCGAGTGGCTGGAGATCACCCGGCATTGTCGTTCATGTCCATGCCGTCAATGCGCGTGAACACGCCGTTATCCGTGATCCGGAAGACGCGACCCGGCGAACTCATCAGGCCCAGCGACAGCCATTCGTAGGGGTCTTCTTGCTGGTAATCTGCCGGGACCGTGATCGTGCCCTGATTGTCGAACGTGCGCGCGTCATCGTCGCTCGTCTCCAGCGTCACTCCCGGCGTGAAATCGGTCGCGGTGAGGCCGTAATTGTCGCCAGCCAGAAATATCCCGTAGCACGGGACCGAATCGCGGCCTCTAAGGGTAACCTCTCCAGTAACGATCCTATCGAACGGGATTTGCTGTGCCGGTGCTTCGCTGTCGGGAGCCTCGTCATAGGGTAGGAGCGGGTCTAGGAACCAGAGCAGGCCCCACGTATCATCGCCCACAACGACGTTAGACCCAAAATCCGTTGCGAACAGTTGGCCGCCAATCCAGTTCATGCCGCAATTCGCGCGCCAAAACGGAAGATCACCCCCTTCCCACTCTGACCACTGCTTGGAAAACGTATCGTAGACCAGCGTGCAGAAATCACCGAGGCGAAGGACATAGAAGTCGTGCCCATCCATCGTGTACGTCCACGCGCGCAATTGAGGTTGCGCAACGCGCCCGCGATAGAGCACGGTGATATATGCAGCCGACGATCTGATTTCGTTCGATGTCTGCATCAGCGTCGTGACGTAAGCCGACGACGACCAAACGGCGACCGTTGGGATATTGTAGAGGACACGCACGAACGCTTGACTAGCCTGGATGGCGTTCGACGTTCCGGTCAGCGACGTGACATAAGCGCTAGACGCCCTGACCCCGGCAGTTGCGACCATTTAGACGGTCCGAGACTGCTTGAGTGACGCCGCGTTGAAACCAGTTGGTGTGAAGGGGACGGCTGTCGCGGGATCTACCTCCATCACGTCCCACCAATAGGTTGGCGCGGTGGTGATCGGGCGATCGGTGCCAAGGCCGGTGCTGGCGCCGGAGACGATGCCCATCTGCGTGTTGCCGTCGCCACCGTCGATCTTCCACGAGCGATTAACGAGGACGAGCCCTTTAACGCTGGTCGCGTCGGCCGGCAGATTGCCCAACCCGAAAATATTCGACAGCACGCTGGCAGCCGAAACATATGTCGTATCGACCGGTGGGTTGTTATCCAGGATGGACCAGCCCACCGTGCCAGTCGAAGGAGTCCATGTCAGACTAGTGTCGGCGTTCGTATCGATGTCCGTCATCTGAACGGAGCCAAGGAAATTGTTGTTATAGGTGCCAGTTATATCCCACACCGCGAAATTCTTATGCGAAGTGTTTATCCCGCCAGAATAGGCTTTGCTGTAGGCAATTTGGGCGGAAGACGATAGCGCACTTGACTGCGTATTGGCCCCGGTGACGGTCAAGACAGAACTGCCGTTGACGCGAATTTCGACGGAGCCTGTCGCACTGTTGATCGTCGCCTTGGCTTCGATGCGATGCCATGCGTTCGCGGTGACCACGGGAACAGTGGTGGTAGCGAGAACAGTACCGTTTACAGCGCCTCTACGGATAGACATTGCGCCGGTCGTTTCAATCGAGATGGACACTTGCGCAACGTTGGCGCTGTCGCGGAATTCCCATCCTGGCAGGAAGCCTCCAAGCGTCGGAAGCTGGTCGCACCAAATGTTGGTCTGAAAGCCCATTGTGGCCTTGGAGCCGCCAGGAAAGGCAAAGCGGTACAGTTCGTTATAGTCCGTGTTCGGGACGTGATGTAGAACCTTCTGCGTCGAAGTCGGATCAGGATCGGCGATTAGGGTCGCGTTGTGCACTTCGGCGTATACGCCGTTAAGCAGCAGAGCTGTGTTCGTGCCATACCGATTGAACGTGTCTGCCCATTGCAGCATCAGATTACTCCCTGAACCTTGGCGAAATAGGCATCCGCCTCTCGAATCCTCTCTTCCACGCTGGGGGTGCTGATCCGCTCGATGCCGCCCGCGATCTGGAAAACGCCACCATCGGGATCGACGATCACCATGCTTCCCTTTACCTGAATCGCCATGCCCTCCAGCGTTCCGCGATCGAAGGTGACGCCTTGCATGCGAAGCACAGGGATGTCGGGATCGCCGGTGAAGTACCAAACTTCCGTCGTCGTCGAGCCCGGGAGCCAGAATTGATCGCCGAACACCACGACGCTGAAAATCGGGTCTGGCGCCCGTTCTGCGGTCGCGAAGTTGAGCGGATCGATCGTTGTTTCGCCCGGGTCGATCCAGAAGAACCGGCCGTTGACCCCCTCGCCTTGCGCCGGGATCACCACGACATGAGAAGCGATATAGCCAAGCGAGATCACACCAACGTCATCAGGTGTTTCGACCGCCGTTACCGTAGGGGTTCCGCCACCCGTCAGGGTTCCTGCCGTCCACGCGATCGACGCTCCCGTCTCCGTGGTCACAATGCCGTTGCCGAGCGCGCCGATCAGGACCGATCGCACCGAAACGAGCGTCGATGATGTCGCGATCACGATGATATCGGTGTTGATCGTCAGCGCCGTGCTGTAATCCGTGCCGGCCGTTCCCGAAGCGCCCAGCGCAGCTGCGAAATTGGCCCATGACAACGTGTCATTCGCGCCCAAGGCGACCAACCACGGATTGGCATTGGTTCCGGCCGGCGCGCCAGCGTTCACCGAACCGGTCGTGAACTTGTAATAGGTCGCGTTGATCCGGATTACGTCGTTGTTCGCGGGAGAGCCGCTTACCGTGCCCTTCGCGTAGCCGTTCTCGACATAGACCCAGAGGTTCCGGCCATCGGCGAGGAACATATATTCTGGCGTATCGCCGATATTCCCGGTTCCGGCCATGCTGACCGCCGCCGTGCCCGGATTGAGGCCCGTCTGAAGCACCGTGGCAGTGCCATCGCGATCGACACGCCACCACACGTCATCAGAGACGACGAACAGCGCATCGTTGAAGCTCCCAGGCTGCGAATAGACCCCGCGAATGGGTCCAGCCCCGACATATTTGAACCGTCGAAGGCCTGGACGCGAGATAAGAGCAGCTTGCGACGTCTGATCGGCTGGGTTCGTCTCGTAATAGCGGTTGACGAACCGCAGTTCTGGCTCCTTGGCAACACCACGACGCCAATCTGATCGACCGAGCGGGATGGCTACCATTAGTTCATCCAGCCCCAACCCCATCCCGTATTGCGGTAGGGCCAGTAAAGATTGGCATTGTAGACCTGGACCGTGGGCCGCAGCACACCGATGTCCGCAGGAGTGACCACACGCTGCGCATAACGCGCGCGAAGCTGGTTCATCGACCGCTCCATCGCGGTTGCGGTTTCCTGTGTGATCTGGCGCCCGTATCGCGGGTTCAGACGCATCGCGAGCATAGTGATGAACGCGTCGTCATATTCCGGCGGAATGGGCAATTCGCTGTCGGCGGTCAGGCTGTCGATCCTGATCCAGTTGCCGAGATCGGCGCGGTACAGCCAAGCCCTACCTTCGCCATTTGTATTGAGCGTCAGAGTGGTTGCGTCCTCGATCCTGCGCCCGTCAGCATCAAGGGTAACCGGATAAGTGGCGAGGTTCTGCCCCACGTCGATCAACGCGAGACGCGCGCCATCATCCGGTTGCGAGGGCAATATGATCGTTTCGGCCTGGTCATGATGGACGACAAGCCGCACGTTCGAATGCGGTCGCCGCCAGTGAAGCTCAGACCAGAAAGTTGGTCCGCAGAACGTCACCCCGACAACGCCGACAGGCCAATCCGCCAGCTTTTCGCCGACTTCATAGCCGAACACAGACGCAACGATCGCGTTCAGCCGCGACAGCGCCTCATTCGACTGACCCGGCGTCGGCGTGGAGTTCACGCCAATCAGGTTCGACTCCCGGAGAGCCGAGAAGATGATCGCGCTAGCGATAGTCACTGGTCAGTCCAGATTGGCCGCGTGAAGCTCGCGGAGCTTCTCTGTGGTCGCGCCCGCAAAGAACTTGACGCCCTTTGCCTTTAGGTCGGCCGCAAGTCGTGCGCGCTCCGCCTTATCCCCTTCCGGGGCAACCTTCAGCAAATTGGGATCATCGACATAACCCTTGGGCACGTCATCCTCGGAGTCGAATATCGCGCCTTCGGGATGATCCTTGCCCCAGCGCCAGCCGGGAAACTTCTTGATGGTCATGGGGTCAGCCTTTCCGTCAACGGACAGGGGCGCCCCGAAAGACGCCCCTGCTTAGTTCGATCAGGCGAGGCCGCTGCCGCGCGTGCCAAGACGCGGGTCGAGGTTCTCGACGCCGTAGATCACGTCCGCGCGATAAGCGTGCGTGTCGGCGCTACCGTCCGAGAATGCCCACAGACGAATGCTGATGCCCGTTTCCGGGTCAGTGGCATATTCGAACTCGCCGGTGTGCGGACGGGGCGGCTTCACGAACACGTACTGGATCGCCGACTTATGGAAGGCGGCGTTCTGAGTGTACGGCGTGCTGGCCGTGCCCTGGAACGTGATAGCCGCCGAATCCGCAGGCGCTGAGTTGCACGTGGAGAACGCGGTGTTCGTGCGGGCGGTCGTGGTATCCGATGCATCGGGAATGATGATCGGGAACGACACCGAAATGGTGCCGGTAGCAGCCGCCGCAGTGAAGTCCGACATGACGACGAACTGTTGCAGGTAGTTCATCGCCTGATGCGTGCGCGGGTTCACCGCATACACACCCGCGATGCTGAACACTTCGCCGGCCTTGATCGTCCAGCCAACGGTCAGACCCTTGATGTTGAGGTTCTGAACGTAGGTGTCACGAACCGTCGAATAGTCGACGTTCTGCGACGCGCCGTTGACCTGGATAACGCCCGAAGCCGTACGCGTTCCGGTGGTCAGAGCAAGAACGCTCTGCGACATATACGGCTGGACGGAACCCAGCATCGGCAGACGTGCCCGCTGCAACGCGCTCTTCGTGATGTCGTTGTCGAAGAAGTTGTTGCCGGTGAACGAGCCGGCGGTTGCCCACCAGTCATCGACCGCCAGCACCGCATTGCGATCAGTCTGCGGCACCGCGAGGTTGTCCAGGCGCTTCGGCATCTCGTTGAAGTCAACCGCCGAGTTGATCACCTGGCCCGGCGTACCGACCCACTGCGAGAACTTGAGCACCTGTGCCATGCCGTCGCTGTCGATCTGCTGCGCGAGCGCGGCCATCTTGGCGTTGAGCGTGGCATCTTCCAGCGCGTTATCGACCGACAGGGCGCGCTCGAGATCCGAATAGGTGAAGCCGATATGCTTCTGCTTGTCGATCTTGACGGTGGCCGAACCGACCACGACGTCCTGATTCTTGAACGTCGGGCCGTCGCTCACAACGAACGACGGAGGGCGCCGAACGGTGAGGGTATCACCGATCTGCATCTTCTTCTGGCCGAATTCCTCGCTGTATTCGGAACTCGTGATCTTGCCCATCACGAGCTGGTTCTTGAGGATCATCAGGAAGGTGTTGGCCACCTTCTGCGTGAGTTTGAACTGATTGGACATTTCCGTAGTGCTCCATCAGGCCCACACGGCCGAAGCCGTGGGGCGCAGGGAAAGCGACGTCTCACGACGTGGCATTCGGGTTGTTATTTACGCTGGTATTTCGCCTCGAAGGCCGCGAAGTCGGAAGTGTCGTCATCAACCTCGAACTTGCCACCCACGCCGCGCGCCTGATGCGTAGGCGGTGGTGGGGCTTTCGGAGCGTCGACCTTGGGGGCCGGCTCTTTCGGCTTGTTCAGGAAGCCTCCTTCAATCCGCCCGAGTTCGCGCGCCTGTTCCAGCGGGTGCAGCTTCGCAATGCGGGCCGCCTCTGCATGATTGGACGCCAGGTGATAAGCGACATCAGGCCCCACTTCGGAAGCCATGATGCCAAGCGCCATTACCTGAGTGCAGGGCCATTCGCCGCGATCTGCGGACGCCTGGACCTTTTCTGCGTAATCGGGATACTTCTCGACCGCTTCGGCTACGCGAGCCTCGTGTCCGCGTCGCAGAGCGGCGGCTTCGGCCTGTTCATTGGCCTGCCGCTGCTGTTGGCGGAACTCGTCTCGCGCGTTCCAGCGCGCGTTGTCGGCGATGAAGCGGGCATCCGCCTCACCGTATTCGTAATCATCAGGCTTGGGCTCGGGATCGTCGCCTTCGGCTGGTTTCCCAACTTCGGCCTCCGGCTTCTTCCCTTCGGCTACGCCCTTCCAATACTCCACTTCCCGCGCACGCTCTTCAGCGACGCGTTCAGCTTCTCGGCGGGCTGCCGTCATTTCGTTCATGCGTTCCTGGACGGAATTGGTTTTGGGCTTTCCGTCGCCGGTTTCGCCTTCGACTGCGCCGGTGCCATTTTCCCCGGTTTCGTCTTCATTCGTCACAGTTGCGGGGGCATGATCCCCGGAAGTCTTGCCGAGCGTTTCGGCCTCGAACTGAGCGAAATCCTGCTCAGTGTTCGCGCCATCATCGGGCGCGAGCGTGGTATCGGTCATAATTGCGCTTCCAGAGCGGCCGGCTGCGCGCCGGGGGGCGTGTCGGCTGTTCCGGCTTCATCCCCAAGTACCGACTCTTCGGGGGCCAAACTGTTGATCGTGCTGGCGATACCGCCATGAAGCTTTGCGCGCGCCTCTTCGGCCTGCGCCTCTGCCCGCTCCGCATTGGCGACCGCTGCTCGTGCATCGGCTTCCGCCTTTTCAGCAAGCGCCTGCTCCTTGCGCAATTCGATCTGTGCCATCTGCATGGCGTGCTGTTGTGCTGCCTGCGCGGCCTCCGCCTGCATGGCGGCCATTTGCTGCTGTTGGGCCTGCATCGGATCGGCTTGCGGCTGCGCGCCTTCATGCCCCTCCGTTCCTTCCGAACCGGCATCGTCGTTTTGCGTCAGTTGCTGAGGAAGGGCTTTCTTCAGCCGTTCAACGAACTCGTCGCCGTTCGGAATGTCCTGCGTCGCAACGAGAAGGTCCGGCGCTGCCTGGCCGATCAACGGAACGGCCTGTGCAAGCTGGATGATGCCTTCAGCCGCCTCTACCCTGCGCGTGGTGAACGACGGGCCAGTCGTGATCGCGACGTCATACTTGCCCTTTGCCAGATCGATTGAGTCCGGATGCATCGGGTCATTGATCCGAACCAGTCGAGCATCACCGTCCTTGCCTATTACTCGAATGGTTCTGGCCGTATCGTAGACGATCGGGATCAACTGGTTGATGACGTCGCCACATTCCCCGATCGCGCTGTTAAGCTCGTCGTGGTACATGATCGTCGCCACGTCGCCTTCGCGCTGGCGGGCCATGATCGCTTTACCGCTTGTCTCATTCGACCGGATGCCAAGCGACGCGTCCTGAATGCCCGTCGTGTCCTTGACGTCCTGCGCATTCATCGCCGCTTCGTTGAGTACCGCTGCGGGAAGCGGCGGCGGGTCCATGCGCTGCGGCGGGCTGCTCGGGTTCTTGTTCCAGATCAGCAGCGGATCACCGCTGCGATGGGCATTGCGGAAGGCCTCTTCCCGGCCTTCGAACGCGTCGGCAGGGCCGCCCCACTGAGCCTTGGGCGCCATCGCCAGCAACTCAGCCGATGTTGAGCGCCAGTAGTTCTTCAGCCGCGCCGCGTCCTTGCCGAACCGCGTCAGTCCGAACCTAACACGATCGTCGCCAACCATTCCCTCGCGCCCATTGACGCGGAACACTGGCAAACGGTTGATCGGAAGCTCGTACGGGCCGTCAAGGATGGCATGACCCGTAATCAGGTACATCTGCGCCACGCAACGCGGGGCTACGCGCTTACGTGGCTTGCCTTGATCATCGAGATAAAGGTTCTCAGCGTATTCAGCTTCGTCCTTATCGGTCACGTCAAGGACCGAGCCGTCCTTCATCAAGGCGATGGTGCGGTCGCGATAGACCATCCGCCAATATTCAACGATGCGAACGACGTCGTTCGTGAACCATCCGTTCTGACGCAAACGCGTGGACAGCTCCATGCCGAGATCGTCTGGCGTATGGTCGGGCCAACGGCGCTCGAACACCTTGCGAGGCATCGTGTCCTGCACAAAGCAATGACGCGCATCTCGGCCAGTCGGATCGACCGACATGCGATCCCAGATAACAGCAAGCGGATTGGCGATCGTCCGGATGAAAATATCCTGCGTGAACACGTCATCGTCGGCGTAATCCAGCACGACCTTGAAGTTTCCGATCCCGCAAGCGACCTGATTTTCGAGTGCGCGGTCGTAAACGCGCTTGGCCTTCGATTGCGCCTCGATATTGCGGATCAGATCGGCGCGGACCTCCGCAACGTCCTTGTCGCCATCCTCTTTCGGCAGAACCCGGATAGACGTTTCGTTCAGGCGACGATCGCCGATGACCTGGCCAATCGTCTGAGGCAACGTGTTGATCGAAATGCACGGGCGCCCTTGCGCCTCACGCGAGCGACGAACTACCGGGTCCCACGGGTCCTTGAACACGAACACCAGGTCGTCCAGCGCCGCTTCACGGTTAGGGCGATCGTAATCAGTATCAGCCTGGAACTCGGTCCTGGCATGGTCAAGGAACTCTTGCGTTTCCTCATCCGTCATCTTGCCGCCGGAATCGGCGGGAGATGTCGGGCTCTTTTCCTTTTCCTGCAACGGCCAGTCGCGTGGAGCGCCTGGATCGTTCGACATCAGGGGAGCGCTAGCCATTCTTGGACACCCCCTCTAAGCGTGCGATCTCAGCCTTGATGGCCTCGACATTCTCACCGAACCCCGGCTTTGCCTTGCCTTCATGATCGGTGCGGGCGTCGAGCTTGCGACGCAGGACGTCGAGACGGGTATCGGTCATGCGGCCATCCATCCCTGTGATCCTGCGTTTATCTGCGGAGGCGTTGGAGACGCGACGACGGGACGGGGTTCCTCATAGGCCACACAGCCAGCGCCGAATGCATCCGCGCTATGGCTTGCCCAATCATGTTCAGGGCCGAGCCCGATGTCCCGCTTCTCGTCCTTCTTTTCGTGATACCAACCGAGCGCCTTCAGGCCCGGATCGCACTTCGTCTCGTCGAACCGCATACGCGGGAACAGCTCTCGGGCGCGCTCGACACGGTTCATTGCCGCACCCTTCCCCTGATTGGGGATAACGTGAACGGTATAGCCCGCGCCTTCGAATGCTGTCCGGTAACTGACATCGAACACGCGATCGTTCGTGTCGCCGTCATGCGGTAGATAGATCACCGTCTTGTCGTGCGTGTAACCTTGAGTGCGCAGCCAGTTGAGATGCGTTGCGATCGGTTGGCCCTGTTGCTCGTAATGGTTGACCCAGCGTATTTCGAGCCCGACCCACTGCGCCGCCCAGAACACGAAATTGTCCGCCTTCGCTCCCGTCCCGCCGATGTCCGCGAACAGCCTGATAACCAGATGCGGATCTTCGGGAACGAACCCGACGCGACCGCTGTCCTGCGCATCGATCAGATGCTCTGCGAAATACGCCCCTTCCATGAGGGTCATGTATTCGCCTTCCCATATATGACCGTAGAGGTGCGGACGCTCGCTCTTGTCCTTCTGGCGTTTGCGCTCAAGAATGGCGGGGAACCACGGGTTGTCGCGGTAATTCATCACGACGATCTTGGTTCTAGGATCGGTGCTGTTGGCGAAGCGCTTGTTCGTTGCCGACTTCTCGCGCTCCGGGTTCCAGGTCACCCAAAGCTCACTATCTTCCTCTCGCAGCGTGGGCTCCAGCTTCACCCAGGCTTCTTCGGTGACGTTCTCAGCCTCTTCGATCCACGCCAGCAAGATACGCGACATCGACTTGATACTGTCGATGTTGCGCGACAGTCCGACGAACACATAAGAGACGCGCCCCGACTTGGTGCGTATGTACGTCTCGCCAATATCGAAATGCGCAGCCAGCCAAGGTTCTGACCGGATCGCAGCCTTGACCTCTTCCATCGAAGATTCGGTCAAGCTGTTCTGAAACTGCCGGCCACAGAGGATGATGCCTTCGCGACCCTCGCGATCCCACATATGGGCGCGTACCGCCGTCATCTTGGCGAACGTCCGGCTCTTTGCCGAACCGCGTCCGCCCCGCGCCCCTCTTACGTCTGCCTCACCTTCGAATACCGGGACGAGCTTGTCCGGTATCTTGATCCTAACCTTCACCGGAGCGAACGCCGATCAACTCGATAGTGGAAACGAGCGCGACCGGGCCGCCATCCTCATCGCCGCTTATGACCGTGCTTGGCTTGCCATAACCTCTGTCGAGAATAGCCGAAGCTGCCGCGACCTTTGCGGCCCAGGGCGATTTGGCATCATCAATACACGCGACAAAGGTTCCTAGCGCCTTCTCTGTGTACTCTCTTGCCGCTTCCTTGATCGATGCTGTAGCCTTGTTCGGGACGCCCTTCTGTCGGCCTCCGCGCCGCTCGCCTGGCTTGCTTCCGCGATTACTACGTTTTGCTACTAGAGCCGTATCGGCCATAAGCCCTCGCTTCCGGCGCGCGAGGAAAGGATCACCTCCTCCCAACAGCCGTGAATGTTACCCGCCGCACAAACAGCGCCGACCGCGATTGACCACGATGGCTCTAATGCTTGCGTCGGAATGATTGGCGGCGGGATCGGCGATCAGTCGAAAGGGGGCGACCTACGCCGAATGTATTGAAATAATTGCGTCGCTTACCCGCTATTAGCAGGGGCGACTGTGGTGGCTCGGCCATCAGCGACAGTCTATGCCGCTTGGGCGGCTGCGTCCAAAATAGACGCGCTGCCCTCTAGCAAATCTTGGGGCAAAAGCCAAGTGGCAATTTCGACACGGAAGTTGCTGCCGAATGCGACGATCGCGGATTTGCCGTCGCTTTGCTCGACAACTCCAGAAAGGCCGGCGAATGCTCCATCGGCCAGGCGAACATGCGTGCCGATCGGGGCGACCTTCCTCTGTTGCTTTCGGTGATCCATGGTCGCTCGATCCTCCGCGTCCTTCAGACTGGAGATATCGCGATCAGACAACACGGGAATGCGGTTTAGGTAACGGAATATCGAGAAGGCCGGATGCGGGCTCATAACTAGCGCACAGATGCGCTGTAGCTCGGCGACATATACTGACTTGACGAACACGAACGTTGGCAGGATCGGCATGGGTGCGTCAACACGATCGCGCGCCCTTCCCTTGCGCTTCGTGATCGTCGCTGTCGGTGTCCAGGCTTCCACGCCGCTGTCAGCAAGCGATGATGCCAGCTTGAGTGTGCTTCCTCCCCGCGTGCGAAGGATGCACCAACCGTCCGTCGCTCCCCGCCCCTTTGCCATGTTCCCTAATACCTTCCGCCAGAATTGAACTTGTCCGCGATCACGCGGGTGCCAGTGATCGCCAGCAACGCAATCACGCCAATGAGAATCCAGCCCATCGTTTAGATCCTCTTGTCCGTTTGGGTCATGACGGCTTCCGTCCGAGCACAGCGACCGCGAGAAACCCAATATTCGCGGCGTAGGCATAAGCCCGCATCAATCCATCAAACGACAACGGCGAGTTGGGCGTGGCGATCCAAATGATAATCGTGAAGGCAGACGCGCCGATCGCGAACCAAATGGAGAAAATGCGAAACTCGCTCACCGTTCTTCCTCTCGATATGCCAGGGTGTAGGGATGGGTCATGCGGCCATGTCCTTGTGCTGAGCGGAGGCAGTGGCGTATTGCCAGCGGACGATATCCCAATCGCTCTCGCCCCAGTTCCATGGCTTCCAGCGGTATTGCTCGGCCTTCACGTCGCGCTTGATCTGGCCATTGCGGAATTGGATATCGATCGGAACGTCGCCAATGTCCGGCCTCTGGCCTGAGTTCGGGTTCATCAGTGATGCCCCCCGACTTGTGCTGCAGCGAGTGAAGCCAGCGTGATTGGCTTGCCGATGCGTTCTGCCGGCAGCGTGGCATCTGGGTTCATTCGCCCGAACTTCTTGGCCACGTGCTCGACATAGGCTCGCTGCTCTTCGGTGCTGAGCTTCGGGGCATCGTTGGCTGCTCGGCTGGGGTTAGCACGCATTGCGTCATCGCGGCCTGGCGTGGGCTCGAACAGGTCGGTCCAGTTATTGACGGTGGCCTTGTCGAGAATTTTAGCGATATCCCAACCCGACGCTGCAAACTGGGCCAGCTTTTTGAATTGCTTTTCAGCAATGTAGCCATCCATCGGAGCCTTTTTGCGCTTCCGCATCGTGTCGTAGGCCGCCCAAGGCTCGGCAGGAACGAAATCTGGAATTGCATAATCGGGACGTGGCCCGCGCTTCGGCGCGGGCTTACTTTCTTCTTTCCCTTCTTTCCCTTCTTTATGTGTGTCCCGCGACTGTCCCGTAGCTGTCCCGGTTTCAGTGTCCCGACTGTCCCTGTCATCCTGATATTTGCTGTAGTTCAAGACGGTTAGAATGGTGCCTGACTGTCCCGTAGCTGTCCCGATCATTTCATGGTCTTCAAGGCGTTGGAGATAGCGAGCGACCTTGTTCTTACCCCAGCCAAACACCTTCTCCAGGGCGCGAAGTGACACATGAAGCTGGCCGCGATCGATCTTGACGCGTTCGCCTTTGGCGTTGGTGCGCACGATCGGCTTCCATGCGGCATGCTCGATCAACCACAGCCAAGCCTCACGCTCGGACATGGGCTCATCGGCGAACACGTCGCAGTCGCGCCAGCCGCGATACAGGCGGACGTATCCGCTCAATGGGGCCCTCCCCACTCTTCCGGGGTGCGAGCGCCTTTGGCCATATTGCATGTCGGGCATGCCAGAACGAGGTTATCCAGCTTGTCGGGGCCGCCGCGCGATCTCGGAATTACGTGATCGACGTGATAGTGCGGGAATGTCTTTTTGCAGTATCGACACCCATCGCCGTCGCGCATGAGCAACGCGCGAACACGAGCTTTCAGCTTCTTGGGTTCGCTATCCCAATCCGGCTCTTCAACATATTCGCCGTCATATGAGACAAAGCATTCCGCCTGATCGGGCCAGTGAACGAAGCCCGCGTCTGCCAGCTCGCCGACATACTTTGGCCCATCCTGCCAGTGGAAGCCGGCAAATGCGGCCATTCCATGCCAATCAAGGCTGGCCTCGTACCCAAGGGCCGGACTGCCATTGGCAAGGTAGATCAGAACGAGCTTATGGGTTGCCGATGGGCAGTCTGCGTTCCAGACATGCGCTAATGCTTCCGCGCTCACCTATTGAGCCTCCCGAGCCCGTGCAGAACGGTCGTGTGATGCCGGTTGAGGTATTGGCCAATGCGGGGACTGGTCCAACCAAGATCGTCCAGGGCGGCCATCACAGCCCAGCGGGCGGCGCATGTCCGGCTGTCGCGGCGCGGGCCGAAAATGCGCTCTGGCATGATGTTCCACATGTCCGCAGCATCGCGCACTATATCTCCAGCAAAGCGTGGCTCCGTCATACTTCCCTCAATTCGACATCTGGAAAGAGGGCGCGGAAGATCGCGGCACGCAGGGGATAGTCGCGGACGGTGTAGCCCTTGGAATCCTCTGCGATGTCGGCCAGCGTCTTCGTGATGGTGTAGAAGAAGTCAGCCTTGAAACCTGCTCGCCGGCCATTTGGGTGCTTCACAGGCTTGCCGCTAATGACGAAATAGAACTGGTGCTGCGTGCGGAGATTGAATATCTCCCCTGCCCTTTGCAGTAGATGCAGTTCGTCGCAGCGCTTCGCCTCGCGCTTGCTGTCGTGGGTGTGGCCCTGGTTACAGGAGGTCTTTTTGGCGCCGTACTTGCTCACCGCGCAGCGATCCTTTCGTTACATTCCGGCAACGCGGGGATAGGAACAGGAAGCAGCTTGAGCGGGAGAACGCTCTTCACATTCCAAGCTTGCTTGGAAGGCGAATGGGATTTCAGGGACAATCCGTTGCGATAGGCCGTGCGTCGGATATACTCTTGCGAGCAGTCGAGCGCGATCGAAAGCTGACGAGCAGTCCACGTAGGATTCTTTTCGTGCAGCGCCATGACCGCGTATTTCAATTGGCGGCGTCTCATGCCCCCGCCCTCCCCTTCAAGGCAGCGGCGCGGCGTGCCAGGTATTGGCGATGCTCGTAGCTGGAGAGGGTTTGCTGAACCAACTCGTCCAAGCGCTTCATGGCTTTGCGTTGGCGATAGGAGGCTATGAGATGGGAGATCATGCCAACACGCTCGCATCCGAGGTGCCGACGAATGTCATCCCGTGTTCTGCGCAGTATCGGCGGAACGCGTCTTCGTGCAGTTCGCCGGGGAGCATATCAATGCCGTGCCCAAGTGTGCCGCCTTTCCACGAACCCTTGCGCTTGCCAGTCTCGGCGGAAAAGCGAAGGTCTAGGGAGCGCCGAACTTTGTTGCGTCGGAACAGCGACAACCATTTGAACTTGCCTTCACCAAACGCCCATTCGCGTTCTTCAATTTTAGTTGTCGCGGTGATCCGCTCGCCGTCGAAGTCGTCAAACTCAAACGACTGCGTAGGGCACCCCTTGATGAGCAATTCCTGTGCGGCGTATTGGGGCGAATTAAATCTCGCCCGATGCGGAAGTTGAGCAAATAGCTTGCCGTCCAGAGCGTAAAGCCGATGGCCGACGAACCGCCACTGACGCCATGGCAGGAAGATGCACTTCGATTTGTCGGTATCGCTATCGTGCGTCTGCTCGCCGAAGCGCAGATGGAGCGTGCCTTCAACGAGGCTGAAACCGTATTGCTTCTCGCTCTCATCCCAATAGCCGCCTCGCGCGGACGCCCAAGAGTGCCGCGAAGTATCCACCCAAACCCGGTGGCCCGGGATCATCTGCGGGAGCGACAGAATAAGCGTATGACTGAGCAGGGATATCCGGAGGCGATTGCCGGGGTGCTCGGATTCTCCAGCCGTGAAGATCACGGTGAACGTTCTGTAATTACGCTCCCTTGCATAAGTGAACGGACCGAAATATCGATCGTCATCGCTCCAGCGATAGTGCCTCATGCTGCCCTCCTCATTAATGCTGCCGCCCGCTGCCGTTTCTGGTGGATAACAGCCGCTTCTTGCGGTACGATCGCCAGACCTCCGGGGCTCTTTGGTGAGCGTGATTTTTGGACTTCGGCGGCAAACTCGGTCGCGGCAGTGGCGGCGGTGTCGAGGTCACCATCCTCGCTTTCGTCCGTGACGATGAAGCGGCCGAACGGCTCGGTAATCAAGGAGAGAAGGTGATCCGGAATACCTGCCTCTCCCAGCGCTCCAACCGCCCATGCAGGCATCGCGGCGCCATCTCGCCAGCCCTTCATGGTGGACGCAGACACCGGGCCGCGCTTCGCCAGAACGGCGATCGTCAGCCCTTCTTCTGAAGCCGCGCGCCGGAAAAGCTCTTGCTGCGCTGCAACGGAATCCCGCGCCGGGAGCGACAAATCAGCCATTATTCCGCTCCGACAACGAATTATTGCATCCGGAATGGACGAAGCCCCTAGCCTTGACCCTGTTCTGCTGAGCACGGCGGTAGCGCGCGTGCTGGCGGGCATCGGCGATCTCGACGAAACCGTACGTGCCGCCGAGCACGACGGCAGTGCCGACGATGCCAACGACAATGCTCCAGAAGTCAGCCATCAGGCTTCTCCATCATGTTGAGTGAGACAAAGACCGGCGGGGTGTTGGAAAGGGGGTGGGCACACCCCGCCGGGAGTTTCCGCCGGTGCTGCCGGGCGGGTATCGGTCATGCTGCGGCTGCTTCGGCGATGATGTCGGCGAGCGCGCTGTTAAGCTGCGTCACCTTTTCGAGTGTCGCGCCGTTTTTCTTGCGCTTCCAACGCGAAGGCGTCGTCGGGTCGATCTCGGCCCGGCGGCAAATTTCCGACATTGGAATGCGGTGCGCCTTCGCACGTTCAAAGAGCGAAGAGAGCGGGTCAGCCTGTTCCATAACTAGGCACGTTATAGGCAGGCCTGCCTAAATGCAAGTGCAGAGTTGCTTTGAGGCTAAAATAGGCAGGTTTGCTATGCCGCCAATCATGGCGAGCGTAGCAGACGACATCTCATTGATTCAGGAACTGGTCGAATGGAGCGGCGAGCGTCCAGCCCGCATAGCTGCCAAGATTGGTGCTGCGAACACGACGATCAATCGGTTTGCCAATGGCAGTGCTACATCGCGCCTTCACCGTGACACGATGGCCAAACTGCGTGAGCAGTACCCTGAGTTTCCCGCCTTCCGCGTCGATGCAGATCTACCCGACGATCTGGACGAGCGGACATACGTCGATATTCCGGTGCTCCCGTCGTTCGCCGGGATGGGTGGCGGGGGCACTGGCGAAGGTGACCGGCAGATTGCCAAGTTGCCGCGTCGGCTGATCGAAGAGGAGTTGCGTGGCCGAGCGGCTGACTTCGAACTGATCGACGTGCGCGGCGACAGCATGCAACCCGACTTCCAGCACGGCGACCAAATCCTGATCGACAAGCGCGATCGTGATCCGCGCCAGCCAGGCCCATTCGCCCTCTTTGATGGCGACGGCTATGTGGTAAAGTTGGTCGAGCGAATTCCGCAGAAGCGGGGCTGGTATCGCATCTTCTCGGCGAACGAACGCTATACGCCGTATGAGATCGAAGAGACTGACACGACTATCATGGGGAGGCCGGTATGGTTCGCAAGACGACTCTGATCGCGATTGGGGCGCTTCTAGCACCCAATGTCTGCATCGCGCAGACCGAAACCACCTGTAACAGCAATGGCACCTTTACGCGGTGCGAGTCGGGGCAGCAGCCAGTTGGCGGCCCGTTCTTTGCTGCTGCGCAAGCTGGCCAGCGTGAGGGTGAGGATCGTCGCGTCGGGAAGCTCCTTGCTGACGGCAAATGCGAAGCCGCGCGCTCATTCGCCTTGAGGGCTGGACGCTTCGATCTTGTCAAAGAAGTGCGGGCCGCCTGCGAGAAGTGAGTGATCTACGCGATGCCAAGGTGAGGCGCATGTAGAAATATGCACACCTGCCTATTTTGTGCTTGACGACATAGGCACACCTGCCTAGAACCCCCTTCAACACGATCAGAGTGTTGGAGGAACGAAGTGGCGAAAGCACCGGCAAAATCGAAGACGGCTTCCAAGGTTGAGCCGGTTCAAAGCATCGTCGCTTACAAGGCGTTCGATCAGAACCTTGCTTGCCGTGGTTTTCAGTATGAAGTCGGCAAGACCTTCGAAATGTCGGGCGAGCCCTCGATCTGCAATCGCGGCTTCCATGCCTGCGAAAATCCCTTCGACGTGTTCAACTATTACCCGCTTGGATCACGCGTTGCTCGCGTCACTCTGACTGGCTCCGTCGATCGCCATGGCGACGAAAATCAGGACAGCAAGATTTGCGGCGTTCGGCTGACGGTCGACGCAGAACTGCGGATGCCTGAAGTCGTCAAGGCTGCCGTGGCGTGGATCGTCAAGGCTGCGAAGAAGAATGTAGCGACCGGCTACAGTGGCCATGCGGCAGCGACCGGCTACAGTGGCCATGCGGCAGCGACCGGCGACAGGGGCCATGCGGCAGCGACCGGCGACAGTGGCCATGCGGCAGCGACCGGCTACAGGGGCCATGCGGCAGCGACCGGCTACAGGGGCCATGCGGCAGCGACCGGCGACAGGGGCCATGCGGCAGCGACCGGCTACAGGGGCCATGCGGCAGCGACCGGCTACAGGGGCCATGCGGCAGCGACC